ACGCTCAAGTTCATCTTGCATAGCCTTGATCTCTGCCTCTAATGCCTCTCGTCTTGTATATTCTTGCTCGTCTATTGTCAGATAGTGTTGGCTTGTGCCTATACCACTAAATGATGGTGATTTGAATTGAAATTTAATTTCATCGGCGAGGACAGGAAGTGCCAAGATCGGGATTAAGTAAACAGCACAACCCATCCTCTTGTATTTATCCTTATAATAATCACTCATTTTATAATTAGTCTTTTCTTTGGTCATCTCTATCTGCCTTAGCTATCTTATTGCTATCAATTAATTGTGGCACACCTAATATGGTTTTAATTAAAGTGTCCTGTCTAATGATCTCGTTGTCAAGGCTTCTAATCCTGTCAATCAAAGCTACTAAGATACCATGTTGTGAATCAAGTTTTGTACCTAATCTTTGTTCCATAGCGGTTATTTGTTCAGCTACCTTTTCGTCAACGACATCTAATTTATTTTCCATACCGTCAACAATACGCATGATTAGCTTGTAAATAAACCAACCTAGTCCGAGAGCTGCTGCTATCGGAAAACCTACTTGTTGGATTATAGTGACAATATCTTGCATTTAAAAAGAGTAGTCTGATGTTCCCAGGGCGCAACTTTCTGAAAAACCCTTGAGCTTTACGCTAGTCAACAGACTACTCGTCCTTTTTGTGTGATGCTCCAAAGTAAAAGGATATGACTGCACTAGCCAAACCACCTAAGTAACCTAACACAAGGTTAATAAGAGCCTCACTATTTTGTTCTGGCGGTTGTATTGTTACTAAAAATATATAACCCATAAAACCACCTAATGTTATAAACCCTAATATTTTAGAGGTCCAATCGCCCGAAAAAGCACTTCGTGCATTTTGTATATCTTGTGTTTGTAATTTATAAATATCTACATCTAACTCTTTCATTTTTACTTCGAACTCTTTTTCTGCTTTTTTAAGTTCTAGTAACTGTTCAGGTGTAGCGTTTTGCATAGCCTGTGCAATAGATTTTGGCTCTGCTTTACAACCAAGCACACTAGCAATCATATTTGCAGCAGCTCCGCCTAAAGGCCCACCTACTGCTTGCCCTAATGTTGGTGCTACAGTCGCTAAAGTATTTTTTAATATATCTAACATAGTCCTATTTCGTTCCTATCCATACCTAATGGTAAATCGTTAATACATTCTATCATATTTTTCGGTATGTGAATGTAAGGCTCATTGTCATCAACGTGTTGTGGATCTTGTGATAAATTCATCATGACTTCATAATTATGATTCTTTTGCCATTTATGCATATACAATCCATCTGTCATAGCATAAACAATAATAAAAGGCACACCTGTAGCATTAGCAAATGCACTTCCTTTCGCTAATTTTGCAGCTGATAAAATGAAAGTATCATATTTATCGTAAGCAAAGGTACGACATTTTACTTCACACCAAAAACTTTTTTCTTTTGATTCTATCCAGTAATCTAAACCGTAAGATACTGGAAGCTTGTGACAAGTTACATCCCATTTACCCTCTAAGTAACCTGCCACCCGCTCTTCTCTTTTTTGATCGTCTATTGTTTCTAAACTAGGTTTAATCATAAATACTCCTTAATCTTGATAAAAATTAGGATCAACGGCTACAAATCTTTTGGTAGGCCGTCCTTTTCCCCCAACCTTTACTTCTATTTCTTGTATTTCACCGGCATTTTTTAGCCGGTCTATTATTTCTTTGACTTCATATGACTTCATTGATCTAAATAATTCATGTCTATCTACTTCTCTTTTACTGATACCCTCAGCACCCCTCGTCCTAATGTAAGATAAAACAGATTTTATTTTTGCCTCTGTTGCAGAGGAAGCAACTTTATCTCGGCATGTTTCTATAAATAGTAGATCGTAATATCTAACATAATCTATTGCCCACTCTGTATGTTCCTTTTGTATGTTGCGAGCTTTAACATCACAAGCAAGTGCACAAATTAGTGCAAGTCTCATGGCTTTTTCCCGAGATCTTGACAACAAAGGTTCTAAGTTATCTTTTTCAAGTATGTTTTGTCTTCGCACTATCTCTTCTGCAAACTCACTTAGCAACTGTCTACTATCTTCATCGAAATCCAATACTTTCTGTCCAACATCTACTTGTGAATTTTCTTCTGCTATGTCACCAAAATCAGTTTGCGGTTTCCTAATTGCATTAACCCAATCTATTATATTTTGTGGCGGTCTTTTGAATTTCTTAAGGGCAGTTACCTTACGTGGTTCTTTAGATTCAACAATTAAAAATCTATTTAAAAAACCGTCAGCCACACGTCCAGAGTTCAAAGCTCCATAAAAATTTTTTGGAACAGACAAACCTACTAAAGTTATAGCCGGTTTGTAACAAATGCGGTTCATAGTTTGTTCTACATATTGTTCAGGTGTGTTCATAAGTGAGTAGTTATCAGGACGTAAAGCACCATGACATCTACCCCAGGCTTCCATTAAAGTTTGTATGCCGCTCTCTACATTTGTGTTTTGTTGTGCAGAAATATTTTCTAGCCTTTTACCAAACTCATCCATAATAGTTATTTGTGTAGGTTTATATTTAAGTGTTGAGTGAACGGCTCCTGATGAAGTGTAACCATCACCTACAATCATCTTAGAGTGTCTAGTTTTATTAAGAACAGCTTCAACAAAAGTTTTGATATTTTCCTTACCTTGGCCCGACTTAGCTACGCCAACAAAATACAAACTGCTAAAGTTATTCATATCTGTCCTATACATACGCCCACAACAGACACTAGCTAAACTGATAGCCCCTACTAAACTTAACTCAGGTTGACTAATTTGTGCTATCTCTTCGGCAAACAAAAACATATTTTTCAAAATACCTGGTGGACTGAATAGATTTTTTGGTGGTGTTATGTTTTCTGTCGCTTGTACAAACAGAGGTGCTTGTTGGTTTTTTCTATCGTGTGTTTTCTTTACATTGTCTACCACAGACAATATTTCATGTTTTGGTAAGGGTGGTGAGTTTTGTTGATTCCAACTTTCCATAAAAAATTTGGCAAAGTCTAAATTTAAATTTTTGCTTATAAGATAACCGGCTAGTCGTGCAGCTTGATCGTTTCTAGATCCTTCATTGACACCACTCAAAGAAAAAGGCGCTACAGTTGATTGGCCATTTACTTTATTGTTGCCAGTAATTTGCACCCACTCTTTCTCAGTAAAATCAGGCAAGTCTTCGAAACCCCATAAATCCCAGTTTGGGTTTTGTATTGGCATATAAGTTTGACCATTAGCGTGTTTGTTGTATGGCGCTATTATCAAACCACCCTCGCCACGTAAATCAATATGTCTTTCTATAGGTGTTTCGTTGGTTCTTTTTGTAGCAAAAGTTGTGTAGTTTTGTGGATTGTTATAGTAATAATGCATGCCCTTACCCGTACGGACTCTATAAGGTGATGGTGGTAAATTTTTATCTACCCAAGACATAGCTTCTGGTGTATCAGCATCTACTACCATAAATTGTCCACACACTAATGCTACTGTCATGTCGTCCCGATCTTTAAACCATTTTTCTACCTCTGATCTTTTAGGTCTGTCAGTTTTGAAGTGAGCCCAACCTTTGAAAAAACTTGGCGGTTTTTTTGTTTTTCTTAGCAAAGGCACTACGTCTAAACCCTCATCATAATAGGACATAGCTAAATCGTAGACAGATTCTTCGCCACTAAAGTTTATTGAGAACACTAACTTAGATCATTCGGGCAACCATAGATTGATTCGTAATCAAGTTTGCCGTTGGTTTTTTGTATAATTCTTTTTGCTTGTTTTACGCTAGGTTTTCTATAACCCCAACGCCAAGCCTTAATAGTAGCGAGCGATACTTCAAAAGTTTCAACAGATGTAGCCATACCTAAATGTTTTATGTATTCATTAAGTTTGTACTGTTTAACTTTTTTATCAGGATAAAGTGGTTCTATCCCTTTGTTTTTCAATTCTTTAAGCCGTTGGAAGTTTATGCGTTGTAATCTGTGGCAGTAATTTGCATACCACTCTAAATTATTTTCCATAATAATTTCCTTAATTTGTGTTTACATAAAGTAACATTATGCTACAATTTATGTCAACTTATTGAGGAATATTAATATGAGTATTTTAAAAAATGTAGTAAAACCTGATCAGCTTGTTAATAAGCAAGGTGCTAAAATCTTAATTTATGGCGAGTCTGGTGCAGGTAAAACTTACACATGCTCAACGGCTCCTGGTAAAGTGCTTGTTATAAGTATGGAAGCAGGACTTCTATCTATACGTGATAAAGAGAACGTTGATGCAATAGAAATAAAAACCTACGAAGAGTTAAACCAAATATATGGTGAGTTAAGAGCTGGTGAGCATGACTATGATACCGTTTGTTTGGATTCTATTTCTGAGATGTCAGAGATTCTTTTGGACCACGAACTAAGTATTAATAAGGATGCTCGTAAAGCTTATGGTAACGTACAGATTACATGTACTAATGTTATGCGTATGTTTAGAGATTTACCTATGCATGTAATATTTGTTTGTAAAATGTCCAAAGAAAATAATGATGGTGTTTGGTTTTTTCAACCAAAAATGATTGGTACAAAACTAGGACAGTCAATACCTTATTTCTTTGACGAGGTTTTGTGTTTGCGTGTTATGGAACAAACTGATAGTGAAGGTAAAGCTGTACACACAAGATGGTTACAAACTACTCTTGCTGAAGGTTTTGTTTGTAAAGACAGATCAGGCAAACTAGAGGCATTAGAAGAACCAAACTTATCTAGTGTAATCGCTAAATTAGGTTTTAATAAGGTTGTTGCTGGTACAGCAACACCAGAACCAGTAGAGGAGCTAATAAATGAGGAAGCTTGATTTGTCAGATTTCACTACTGATTTACAAAACAGTGACTGGGACGAACAATGTTGGGAAGAAAAGTATGCTGCTTTAAAAAGTTATGATGGGATCGAAAAAAGTCATTTCAAAGATATAGATTTTTCTGAAGCATCATATGAATATTCTGACATGCTTTGTACCAACCACAAAAAAATCGAAGATCTGAAAGAATACATTTGTGCCACTTTTTGCGAAGATGTAGATTTACAAAATCGTAAAGATGTAGAAGTCGTTTATAGAAATCTTACAGCAGCTTTTTCAGAGATGGCAAAATTAAGATTCAGAAATTTCGATATAAAAACAAGAATAATGATTCTTGAAAAATTACAAAAAAGGAGTATAAAATGAGTGATTTTGATGGTGTAGATTTTTTTAAAGATATTAAACTGGGTTCTGATAAGACGGTTGTTAAACCTGGAGTCTATGAATCTTGTGTAATAAAAATAGAAGAAGTGCAAACACAGTCAGGTGACAAAGCTATGACTGTATTGTTTGAACTAGGGGACAAAAGTAACTTTGATCACAAAGAATACTACAATCTTTGGCATTCGAATGCTGATGCCAAAAGAATCTCAAACGAGATTTTTACACAATTAGTGAAAGCTGTAGGCTTTGATGGTTTACCAGATAAGAAAGAAGCTTTTGTTGGTAAGAAGTTGAGACTTGTTATCGATCACGATAACAGGGACGGTAAGATTTTTACTAAAATTAAAGGTTATTTACCCTTAACCGATTCTGATAGTGCTAATTCTAACACTAGCCAAAACCTTGGTTCTGGCTCTGCCGTTGGAGCTAAACCTAGTTTAGGTTAGTAACGTTTGTACTACAGAGAGCCGGCTACATGCCGGCTTTTTTTAAGCATTACTAAAAATTTATTCATCATTTTTTATTTTTGCTTCAATCTCAATAAGCCTTTTAGCTGTTTTAATATATTTAGAACTTAACTTCCAAACCAAACCAGTATCAATTAAAGTCTGCCATGCTTCTGCGTCTTCCTCATGTGTATCAACCTTTTTAAAACCGAGTGTAATTGCTATTGCGTCGTAATTATTCATCTTTTTTCACCTTTTTTTTGTATTCTTCAATCATCCAGTCAAGATAAACTCTAGCTTTTTCTAAATCTTCTAATGGTTTATTTTTATGCTTATGTCGCCAAATATATTTTGCTGCTGTTCCCTGGCAAAGACTGATAAAACCTTCAGATCCTAACATAGCACGTGCAGCGTCTATGTATTCTATAGAGCCTTGTGTGTAATGATCTGGGTGATTAACTAAATCTTCTCCAAGATTTTCGCCAAAGTTGCATTTTTCTTCATAAGTATAGTCTTCTTGATTCATAATTCTAACTCCCAAACATCAGGACAGTTATAAGCTTTTAATTCTGTTGTTAGTCCTGTTTTATAATTTTTGTATTGTTGCAACATATATTCCAATTCTATCCAGTATTTGTCTAAATCTTCTGCTTCTATGACAAAAACTTTAGATGCATAAGGTGAAACTTTTTCTTGGGCCACAAAAACAAAGTTTTGTACTTTGAACCCAGCTTTCTCAAAACCTCTTTTATACCAAGCTGCCTGATACTCATAACCATATTGTTTTACTGAAGTCATAAACTTAGCAGGATCACAACTTTTTGTTGTTTTATAATCCACTATCACGATTGATTTCGGATCATAAGCATTAGTTATTGGATGTCGAACGACATCGGCTTTCAGTTTACATAAAACTTCATCTTCCCACCAATACAACGCTCGTTCATACGGGCTGTTAAAGTGTTCAGCAGGATATTCTGCTTCAGTAGGGTTAAGATATTTTTCTGCTACCGGTAGCAAATGTTCAGACATATTTTTAATAGTTTCGTAGTCTTTGTTCGGTATACAAGTTACACCTCTCTCGGCACATTCGGCTATCATTTGTTTAGCTGAAGCGGTATACATGCTGCCAGTTATAACTGCTACCTCATTGTTAAAAACTGTTTCTCCCTCAACTATCAAAGCATGTGCGGCGGAACCAAAACGTAAAGCAGGAGTTTCTTGTAACTCTTCTTTGACAGCATGTAGCTCTGATATTCTGAACTTTCTAATCATAGAAGATGAAACACCATCTGTATTGTGATACTCATGGTTGCTTATACTTGGAAAGTAGATAGCGTCACCAATCATATGGTGATCGTGTTTTTGTAGATTCTCTGGTAAGTTATTCATAATTTTTTTTCCTATAATATTAATTTACTTCTAGTAGTTGACATTTTAAACAATAAACCTGAAAATACAAGTATGGAAATTAATAAATTGAAAACTATTGCTACAGAAGATATGGAACACTTAGAACATATCACTGCTGATTTAGCACAAACGACATCGCTTTTGGTTGATTGCATTAAGGACCTTAGTGCTTTACCAAAAGAACAACAGAAGTATACGGCTGAGATCCTCAGCACTTTAGTAAAAGATAAAAGAGGAAGAAATGAGCAAGTCAAATAGATGGTATATGGACGAAGAACATAAACTGTTGTGCGATCATAAAAAAACTAAATGTTTTATTGATGCTTATGATCAGGGTTTTGATACCTGGGAAGAATTACATCATAATTATCAAAACTTAGTTTACAAAACAACTGGTCTTAAAATAGATGCTACTGAGGCTAAATGGGATTGTGAAACTTACGATCATCATTTAGAAATAACAAGTAATAATCTTATGCGGCATGGTGAGAATGAGGCGAATGCTTAGAGTTGGTGTGTATGTATTGATCTCCTTGTACAACTCCTTCGCCTCACCTTTTTGGTCGCCTCTTTACACGAACTCTCCTGTTTAAGAGAAGTCGGCGGACTTACGGTTTCAGAGCAACCTTAGCGACAAAATGCTCTGCTATAATTAAATTATGAAAACACTTAAAACAGACGTACTAATGCAAAAAATGATGAACAAATATGGGTTTGATGAAACTACACCTGTTGGTCTGTTGCCTGTAATTATTACAGATCGTATGGATTTACAGTTATATCTTTTACATTTAAGAAGAAAAACTGCAACAAAAAAAGGCGGTAAGTTTAAAATAAATAAAGGCGCAAAGTCCCAAATAAATGGTAAATTTATGTAAGAGTATTAAAGCATAACTATTTTTGTCCTATTATTGTCATGTAAGTCATGACATGGGAAACACTGATTAACAAAGGGCTAGACTATTTTTTTATTTTTTTCATTTTTGTCACTAGGGCCTAAGACTTATACTTATTAAATTAAACTTAATACTTGACATCTGATAAGTGATAGTAGAAAATCGAACTCTATACTCTTGGGGATGAGTAGGGGTAAGTACATTCTCAACCACGCTTTTCAATCTATACTTTACTTCTACAATCTGTAACTCTATAATTCGCATAATGGCAACTAAATGGAGTACTGCTAAAGGTCATGACCCAGTTTGCGGAGTCAGAGGTAAGAAAACTTCAATAGGTCGTCGCAATATTGGCACTAGCAGTATGCCTAAGGCCCGTAAAGCAAGTTTCAAACGTTATAGGGGGCAAGGATGAAAGAATTGATACAGACTGTCAGAGACAATAAAAGAGCAGCTTTTATCTACAAAACAGCGAAAGGCTACGAGATTGATTTGACAGAGGGCGATAAATACGTCAGAACAGTTGAAGCTTATAATCATAGCGAAGCATGGGCCGAAGATGTCGCACATAATTGGACGGATAAAGTAATTAGATCATGAAAGAACAAGTACATGAACCCATCATTTCAACGGAAGAGCAACCACCTATTGAGTTTTTCGATAACAGCGATCTGAATCGTCGGCAAAAAGTCTTTTGTTGGACAGCGGTTAATAATCCCAGGTATTCTTTAGCAGAGTCGGCTCGGATTGCTGGGTACAAAGATCCACGTCAAGCAGCTTACCAACTAATGCGTAATCCTAAAGTTAAGCAAGAGTTTAACTATTTGATGTCGGAGATTAAAAAAAAATATGAGCTAAATCACGATCGGGCTGTTCAGGACTTATACGATATCAGAGACAAAGCTTTAGAGTCGGGTTCATTTAATGCGGCTATTTCCGCACAAAACTCTTTGTTGAAAGTCGGGGGTTTAGTAGTCGAGA